GGGACAACACGCCCGATCCGGTGCGCGATCGCTACAAGGAGGCCATCCGCCAGCTGGAGCGCATCGCGGACGGCAAGATGCACCTCGGCCTCGACCAGGCCGGCGAGCAGGTCGGCGCCGATGGCGGCATCGGCTTCACCGCGCCTGGCCGGATCTTCACCCGCGATACGCTGAAGGGCTACTGATGGGCGGCGTAACCCTCACCATCGATATCGACGACGTCGCCGCCCAGGCGGCGCTCGATCGCATCGAGGGCAACGCCGATGACCTGGCCACGCTCCTGGATGAGATCGGCTCCTACCTGGAGTTCTCCACCCGCGAGCGGTTCGAGACCGGCACGGCGCCGGACGGCTCCAAGTGGCATCCGCCGGCGCGCGGCGGCCAGCCGTTGGTCTTGAGCGGCCGGCTGCTGGGCAGCATCAACTATCAGGTCGGCAAAGATGACGTGCAGGTCGGCACCAACGTCATTTATGGCCGCATCCACCAAAAGGGTGGAACCATCAAGCACCCCGGCGGCACGGCGTTCTTCATCGGCAAGGATGGCATGGCCGTGTTCATGAGCAACAGCAACGGCTGGGCCTCTTATGCCCCGAGAACCAGGCCACATGACATCCCCATGCCGGCACGGCCTTATCTCGGCCTCTCCAAGGCCGACGAGGAAGAGATCGGCATCATCGCCACCGAGTGGCTCCTGAAGGGCGTCGGCCAGAAGGGAGAGGCGCCATGAAGCTGAAGCCGATCGTCGATCAGCTCCTGAAGGCGCAGGTGGGCATCACGAACATCCACGGCGCGGCCGACTTCACCCAGGCGCAGCAGCACGTCAAGACGGGCGGGACCATCTTCGTGGTGTTGCTGTCGGAGACCGGCTCGCCGAACCGGGCAAGCTGGGGCGTGCGCCAGGATGTAGCGGTGCGCGTCGGCATCTTCATCGGCCTGCAGGACGTCGCCGGCGCTCGCGGCAAGGGCATCGACGATCTGGACGAGGTTGTCATGGACGTGCGCCGGGCCATGATCCCCTGGACGCATCCACAGGCGTCCGACCACTGGACCTGGTCGCGCGGTCAGCTCGCCGGCGTCGAGCAGTCCTGGCTGTGGTGGCGCGAGGAGTTCACCGCGCCGGCCATCCTGAGCATGGACCAGGACGAGGACGGCCTGATCCCGCAGCGCCTGTTCCTGGGCATCGCCCCCAATATCGGCCCGGCCCACGAGGACGAGTATTTCGAGGTCGACCATCTCCCGGAGGTCGGCCCGTGAACAGCGACCGCTTCGACATCACCGAGCTGGCCCGCCGCGTCGCCAACATGGTCATGATCGGCACCGTCGCCGAGGCCGATTACGACGCCGCCCGGGTGAAGATCCGGATGGGCGACATCGTCACCGCCTGGCTGCCCTGGACAACGGGACGGGCCGGCGGCGACCGCACCTGGCACGCGCCCGAGGTGGGCGAGCAGATGCTGCTGGTCTCGCCCAGCGGCAACCCGGCGCAGGCCGTGATCCTCGGCTCGATCTTCCAGGATGCGCACCCGGCGCCCGGTAACCTCGCCACCAGGCACGTCACCGAATATGCCGATGGCGCGGTCATCGAATACGACCGGGAGGCCCATCACCTGAAGGCGATCCTGCCCGGCGGCGCGACCACCGAGCTGATCTCGGATGGCGGTATCGAGTTCACCGGCAACCTGAAGGTCAACGGCAACATCGAGGCGACCGGCCACGTGAAGGACGCGGTCCGGACCATGGCGGCCGACCGCACGATCTACAACGGCCATGTGCACGGGGGCGTCGCGTCGGGCTCCAGCTCCACCAGCACCACGGGGCAGACGCAATGAGCTATGGGATGAACCGCGCGACGGGTCGGCCGCTGGGTGGCATCGCCCATCTGCGCCAGTCGATCGCCGACATCCTGACCACGCCGATCGGCACGCGCGTCCTGCGCCGGGACTACGGCTCTCGCCTCTTCGAGCTGGTCGACGATCCCATCAACCGCGGCTTCGCCACCGAGCTGATCGCCGCGACCGCCGAGGCCCTCACGCGCTGGGAGCCGCGGCTGAAGCTGACCCGCGTCACGCCGGCCGTGATCGAGCCCGGCAAGGTCTCGCTCGATCTGGAAGGCATCTACCGGCCCACCGGCGAGCCGGTGCGCCTGGAAGGGATCGTCGTATGACCGGCTTCACCGCCATCGACCTGTCGAAGCTGCCGGCGCCGGACATCGTCGAGACCTTGTCCTACGAGACGATCCTGGCGGCGATGAAGGCCGACCTGCAGGCGCGCGATCCCGCCTTCACGGACCTGCTGGAGAGCGACCCGGCCATGAAGGTGCTGGAGGTGGTGGCGTTCCGGGAGCTGCTGATCCGCCAGCGGGTCAACGACGCCGCGCGCGGCGTCATGCTCGCCTTTGCCACCGGCAACGACCTGGACCAGCTGGGCGGCCTCTACGGCGTGGCGCGCCAGATCGTCACCCCGGCCAATCCGGCGGCCATCCCGCCGATCGCCGCCGTCTACGAGAGCGACGAGCGGTTCCGCCAGCGCATCCAGCTATCGCTGGAAGGCTTCTCCACCGCCGGACCGGTCGGCGCCTACATCTTCCACGCCCTCTCGGCCTCGCCCCTGGTGAAGTCGGTCGGCGTCACGTCGCCGGACCCTGGCGAGGTGCTGGTCACCATCCTGTCCACCGCCGGCACCGGCGTGCCCACCAGCCCGCTGCTGGCCACCGTCACGGCCGCGCTCAGCGCCGAGAACGTGCGTCCCCTGACCGACCAGGTCACCGTCCAGGCAGTCACCCTGATCAACTATTCGGTGGCGGCCGAGCTGCGCATCGCCCCCGGCCCGGACGTGGCGGTGGTGCTGGCGGCCGCGCTCGCCTCGGGCCAGGCCTACACCGAGGCCCAGAACCGGATCGGCGGCCAGGTGACCGTGTCCGGACTGCATGCGGCGCTGACCGTTGAAGGCGTGTTGAAGGTCGATTTGGGGGCCTTCACCACCGACATCGAGGCGAACCAGACACAGGCGCCCCGCTGCACCGGCCTGACCGTGGCGGAGGAAAGCTGATGGCCGACCTGCTGCCGCCCAACGCCACCGACCAGGAGCGCGCGCTGAGCGAGGCCACCGGCCGCCTGGGCGCCGTGCCGGTGGAGTTCATCAAGGTGTGGAACCCGCTGACCTGCCCGGTGCAGATGCTGCCCTGGCTCGCCTGGGCGCTCTCGGTGGACACGTGGAACCCGGCCTGGTCCGTGACCACCAAGCGGGCTGTGATCAACGCCTCGATCGCCACGCACCGGAAGAAGGGCACCATCGGCGCCCTGCGCACCGCGCTCTCGGCCTTCGCGCTTAATCTGGACGTCCAGGAATGGTGGCAGTTCAGCGGCGCTCCCTACACCTTCCGCGTCGCCATCAACGTCGACGGCGCCTCGGTCACCGACGAGCAGCTGGACGAGCTCGAAGCGGTGGTCAACGCGGTCAAGAACGCACGCTCGCATCTCGATTCGCTGACGGCCACCACCGCCGCGTCCTTCCAGGTGCCGGTCTGGGCCGCCGTGGTCCAGGCCAGCGACATCACCACCGTCTATCCGAAGTGAGATCCCGATGGCCGATTATTTTGCACTGATCACCACCGTCGGCCTGGGCAAGCTGGCCGCCGCCAATGCGGGCGGCGCCCAGGTGGTGCTCGCCGATATCGCCGTGGGCGACAGCACGGGCACGCCGGTGCAGGCCGCGACGGCCGTGGGCGGGCAGCAGTGGCGCGCGGCCATCAACCGGGTCTATGTCGACCCCGCCGCGCCGACCCGCATCACTGTCGAGGGCCTCATTCCCGCCAGCGCCGGCGGCTGGACCATCCGCCAGGTCGGCATCTTCGACAACGCCAACCAGCTGTTCGCCATCGCCAAGTTCCCGGCCACCTACAAGCCGGCGCCCGCCGAGGGCGCGGCCCGCGACATGGTGGTGAACCTGGTCCTGGAAGTCGGCAACGCCGCGTCGGTCTCCATCACCGTCAACCCGTCCGCGGTGCTGGCCACCCAGGCGTATGTGAACGCCGCGGTCTCCGGCTTCGCGGTTCCGGACGCCACGGAGACGGTCAAGGGCAAGGCGGAGATCGCCACCACCGGCGAGGTCGCGGGCGGCACGGATCATACCCGGATCGTCACGCCCTTCGGCCTGGCCTCGCGCGCCGCGACCGAGACCATGACCGGCCTCGTGGAGCGCGCCACCGATGCCGAGGCGGCCGCCGGCACCGACACGATCCGCTACATCACGCCCAAGCACCTGAAGGACAACGTGCCGCTGGCGACCACGACGGTCGCCGGCAAGGTGGAACTGGCGACCTTCGCCGAGACCCAGGAGATGCTCGATCCGCTGAACAACGTGGTGGTGACGCCGGCAGCCCTGAACTCGCGCCAGGCGAGCACCAGCCAGACCGGCCTGGTCGAGCGCGCCACGGACGCCGAGGCGTCGGCCGGCCTCGACACGATCCGCTACATCACGCCCAAGCAGCTCGCCGACGCCATCGCCAACCTGGTCCCCACGGGCACCATCCGGGCGGCGGCCTATTCCTCGCCCGACGCGGGCTGGCTGCTGTGCAACGG